ACACATTTGAAAGGAAACCTGATGACTAAGTCCTCAAAGAAAGAGTTGGCTACCAAGGCAAAGTATAACGCCCGTGCCGACGTGAAGAAGAAACGCGCAGCGACGAACAAGTCGCGGCGTCAAGCTGTGGCCGCTGGGCGCGTCAAGAAAGGCGACGGCAAGCACGTAGACCACAAGGTGCCTCTGGATGCTGGCGGTAGCAATACCAAGGCGAACACCCGAGTTGTAAGCGCAAAGACCAACAAAGGTTGGCGCGGTAAAAAACCCAGCATGTATACCAAAGGTAAAACATGAACCCACGTGAGTACAACGTCGGTCACTCCGACTATTCTAAACGACGTATCCAACCATGGGACATATGGTTTGAGTACGGTCTCAATCCTTGGGATGCAGACATCGTTAAGCGCATCCTGCGAGACAAAGGCGAACGTCGCCTAGACTACGAAAAAATCAAACACATCTGCGATGAAAGAATCAGACAGATAGATGAGGAAACCAACCATGTTAGTATGGCCAACAAAGAAGGCGCTGATACTCAAGAGTAAGACGCCTGAGAAGATATTGAACGTGGTGCCAAGCGCCAAAAGTTTCAGTGTAAAAGGCCAGCCTCTCGTGGCTGTGCCACATCGTACAGAAGAAACCACGCTTCTGCGCAACTTGGGGTACGACGCTCCCGCTCCGATCCGCTCATACTATGAATGGCCGGGTCGCTTTAAACCATTTCACGCGCAGCGCGAAGCTGCCGCGTTCTTGTCCATGAACAAACGTGCGTTTAACCTCAGTGAACTAGGGACGGGTAAGTCGTTGGCGTCGCTGTGGGCGTACGACTACCTACGCAGCATCGGGCAGATGAACAAAGCATTGGTGATCTCGCCGCTGTCTACCTTGGAACGGACGTGGGCTGACGAAATCTTTCAGCACTTTCCCCACCTCACATATACAGTTCTGCATGGAGCCAAGGACAAACGCATCAAGTTGCTTAAAGAAGACTTCGATGTTTACATCATCAACCACGACGGCGTAGGCATCATCGAGCCTCACCTTAAAGATCGTACAGACATCGACCTCGTTATCGTTGACGAGATTGCACAGTGCGCTCGCAACGCAAGCACCACACGTTGGCGCAAGATCAACACCGTCGTCAACAAACACAAAGCGCCCCGTGCATGTTGGGGCATGTCAGGAACACCGACACCAAACGCTCCCACAGACGCGTGGGCGCAATGCCGCTTAATCGTACCTGATGCAGTCCCGCCGTACTTTAATCGTTTTAAGGGCCAAGTGATGAAGCAGCTATCTCAGTTTCAGTGGATCGCTAAGAAAGGTGCCACCGAAACAGTGCGTGAAGTTATGCAACCTTCCGTACGCTTCACTCGCGACGAGTGCTTGGACCTGCCGCCGCTTATGTACGAGACCCGCGCTGTCGCTCTGACTAAAGATCAGGGCAAGGCGTACAAAGAAATGGTGGCCAAGCTGCGTATCCAAGCAGACGAGGGCGACATCACCGCTGTCAACGAAGCGGTAAAGATGGGCAAGCTAGTACAAATCGCATGTGGGGTAGTTTATGCCACCGATGGTACCGAGGTTACAATTCCAGCGACGCCGCGCATTGAGGAGACCCGATCAATATGCCACTCCGCGCAAGGCAAAGTCATTGTGTTTGTACCGTTCGTGTCCTCAGTGAACATGGTAGCTGAGGAGCTAAGCAAAGACTTTACCGTCGAGGTGATACACGGCGGCGTAAAGAAAGATGAGCGCGACCGTATTTTCGCCGCGTTTCAGAAAGCCAAAGACCCCAAAGTTCTGGTGGCTCAACCAGCCGCTATGTCCCACGGGCTAACACTCACCGCAGCCAGCACCATCGTTTGGTACAGCTGCATCACTAGCAACGAGACGTTCGAGCAAGCTAACGGACGCATCAACCGCCCCGGCCAGAAAATGAATAATTTTATTATCTGCCTCGAGGGTACCCCAGTGGAGAAGCGCATCTACGCACGTCTCCGCAATAAGCAGAAGATGCAAGGCGCACTTCTGGACGAAGTTAAAGCGCATCGCGAACTGTTGATCGCTTGACCAATGCACCTATATGAACTAATGTGTTGACAGGTGTACACATATAAAGGTATCTACAATGAACTTACTAAAACCGGAAGAAGTGTCGGAAAAGCTAGGGATCACTAAAGCAGCGCTCCCCGCACTACGACGAAGAGAAAACAGTTTCCCCCGACCAATTAGGGTCTCGCAGAAAGTGCTCAGGTGGGATGAAGCTGACATTGACCAGTGGTTAAATGCCAAAAAGGAGAGAAATAATGGCGAAAATATGCGAGTTGGCTGACGGCCAATTAATAAAAGTATTTGTTGGACTGCGTGACCGCAGAGCGCAGCGCAAAGCGGCGTACGCGCAAGATGATAGCGGTGACAAGCTAAAGCAAGACAAGATCGAAGTTGAATTTTTGCGGCGTATGAACGAACGTGACATCGACAGCGTGTCCGCTCGCGACGTTGGAACTGCTTACATGTCAACACGTTCGACGGCGACGGTTGCCGATCCAGAAGCATTCTGGAACTACGTCAAAGAACATGACGCGTGGGAACTTGTCGAGAACCGCGTGAACAAGACTGCGCACCAGCAGCACCAAGAAATCAACGGAGACAACGTCCCCGGCGTAAACACATCCGCGACGCAAGTCGTAAACTTTAGACGTAAATAGGAGCAAACCATGAACGAGATGATAAACTTAAACTCAAAACTACCAGCCCACTTACAAAGCGCGGCTCAGGTACAAAACGTATTTGCTAACGCCTCTGGCGAAGGTGGATTCCCCGTAATATCCCTCAAGGGTAAAGTGTTTCACGTGACACGTGGTGGTGATAAAGAACTCATTACCAACGAGCATGGTGATCCGGTTCCTTCCCTTGAGTGTGTTATCGTTGCGGTTAACCCAAACCGCTCCAAGGTGTATTACGCCAGCGCGTACACAGAGGGCGACAGTAGCGCCCCTGATTGTTACAGCAACGACGGCATCCGTCCTGCGTCTGACGCAGAGAACCCTCAGTGCAAATCTTGTGCGGCTTGTCCTCAGAATGTTTGGGGTTCCGCTACGCAAAACGGCCAGAAGCGTAAAGCCTGTGGCGATAGTATGCGCCTCGCAGTCTCCGCTGTGGATCAAATAAACGATCCAATGTTGCTACGCGTTCCAGCGGGGTCTCTTAAATTCTTGAACGAGTATGGCAAAGTCTTGGCTAAACGCGGTGTCTCACCACAGCACGTCGTCACTCGTATCGGTTTCGATACTGATGCAAACTTTGCGCTCAAGTTTAAAGCCGAGCGTTTCGTGTCAGCTGAAGAGATGGCTGAGATAGACGCAGTGCTGGGTGGAGAAAAAGATACCATCGAGGAGATCACAGGCGTGGCCGGTGGGACTACTTCTACCGCTGAGCGTCAGTCAGAAGCGCCAGCGCCAGTTAAGAAGTCTCCAAAGCTGCAAGAGGCCGTAGAAGAAGTCGTAGCGCCACCGAAAGCAGAGGTTCAAGTCGACGAGCCAGCGCCAGCGCCGAAGGCCGAAACCAAGTCGGTCGAGGAGTACAACGACATCGACGCGGCCTTAGACGACTTAGACTTCGACGACTAAGAGTACCTATCCCATGCGGTCGGGGTTCGCCCCGACTGCGTTCCGTTAACATGTAAACAGATAGGTACGAGATGAACACATTAGATTTTCTGAGGTGGGTTTTGCCGACGTCAGGTAATGTCGTTTTAGGCTTACCCAAGACAGCGTCGCACGGTGGTACGTGGTGGGACCACAAGTATTTCGACAACATCGAAGCCGCCGCAGAGACCGCCGAAAAGCTCGACGCGGCTGGCACGACAGTATATTTTGCTGTTCACCGTTTTGGCCCTGAGTACCAAGAGCTTGATAACGAGGGCAACGGCAAACTAGATAAATTTGGCAACCCTAAGATGGTCATGCGCAAGCAAGGCAACGTCGTTGCTGCGCGGGCCTTGTACGACGACTACGACGTAAAACCGGGGGAAGATAACCACTACCAGAGTAAGAAAGAAGCGCTAGACGACATCGTGAAACTATCACGAGCGCTAAAGCTGACACCTACTATTGTAGACAGCGGGGGCGGCTACCACGGGTACTACCACTTTGATGAAGACATCGACGAAGGTGAGTGGGACGAACTGGCAGCGCTCAAACGAGACGTCACGACACATCTATC